CATTTGCTGTAAATGAAAATATATTTTGAGTTGGTGGAGTCTCGCTACTGAAACCAGTACCACCAGAGTAAAAATCTGAAGAACTATCATATGTCACATTAGAATTTTCTGCTGTGTCTATTCCACTCTCATCATTAAACTCATCTACTACACCATCTTTTAAATTAAATATTGTGAGTCCTTCTGCGACTGCCATCTTAAACCCTAATAAACCAATATTAAAAGTATTTGTATCTGTTTGTGCTACATTTGCAACTTGAAATCCACCAGCACCATTTAATAAATCTGACGAACTGCCAGGCAAACTTAATTTTGAAAATGCAATACTTGCTTGTGGTGATACATCTGCATTGATAATGGTATTGTCTAATATCTCATCTGCACCAATACTACCATCTGCAATTTTATTACTATCTAATGCACTATCACCAATAAGATTTTTATTTACTTTTGTTATTCCCATTGTAAAGACACTCCGTGTATTTTATTTGTACCAGTCAAAGAAGAACCTACTATTTTCCAACGAACTTGAACTTGAGGACTTGAAGAACCAGTTAAAGATGTGCTACCAGAAAATATTTTGATACCACTTGAACCAGCTTGATAACCTTCATCAGTTAATGTTATGTTATTAAATGTTGAGTTGTCTCTAGTAGCACTTATTGTAAAGTCTGAAGTTCCATCTGGTAATTCTGCGAATAAAACTATTCTTGCTGTACTTGGTGTTGTATTTGCAGTAAATGTATCTGATATTAATGTCATAGAAGTTGTTGAATTACTAAATGTATCTGCACTTGCATCATATGTTGCATTTGAACTTTCAGCAGTATCTACACCAGTGTTATCGTGAAATTCGTCTACTACACCATCTACTAAATTAAATATTGTGAGTCCATCATTAACTGCCATCTTGAAACCTAACACACCAACATTAAATGCATTTTCATCAATACCAGCTGTATCAATAGCACCAAATGAACCATCACCACGAACAAATTGTGATGGTGGGCCAGGTAGTGCTAACTTAGTTGCTGAAATATTTGCACTAGGAGAGATGTTTTCGTTTTTTACTTCTGCACCTATCTTAGAGCTATCAACTGAACCAGTATTTATTTCACCACTTCCAATAGCGTCATTACTTAAATTTTGATTCTCTAACTTTGTTATGCCCATTGTAGTGCAACTCCGTGAATTTTATTTGTACCAGTAAGTGATGACCCAACAACTTTCCACCTCATCTGAACTTGTGGACTAGCACTTCCAGTTAAAGGTGTACTACCAGTATATATTTTAATACCACTTGAACCACTTACATACCCAGTATCAGTTAATGATACTGAATTGTATGTTGTATTATCTCTTGTTACTGATATTGCAACATCAGTATTTAAATCATCTGCTATTTCTGCAAACAACACAACTCTTGAAGTAGATGGTGTCGCACTCGCAGTAAATGTATCTGATACTAAAGTCATACTTGTTGCACTTGAACCAGCATCAAAAACTAAAAGAATACCACCATCACCACCAGCATTTGTTCTACCACTAGTTGACCCTTCACCTCTAGCTCCATCAGCAAAAAGTGCTTGTCTTGGTGAAGGCAATCCAGTATAATATGGTGCTTCGTCAAATACACTTAATGGAGTAGGATTTGATGCACTACCAACTGCTGCTTCATATTCTAAAGATGGAGTTGCAACATATGTAGGATTAGAGTATCCAGCACCTCCACCAGCACCACCAGTATAACCGCCTGGGTCAGATGTACCACCACCTCCGTGATATCCAGAACCACCACCACCATAGTGATAAGGTGGATAACCCATACCACCACCTTGAAAATGTATTGCATCTGGGTGTGGAGACTCTTGTGTCCACTCTGCTGGCCCAAATCCAGAACCCTCACCAAAAGGATATGCCCCTAAATGTCCGTTTGCTTCTTGGTCTGCACCCCCACCAGATGCATTACTACCACCAGAACTAGCAGTAGGTACACTAAACCCACCAGAACCATTAGTTCCAGCAGTAAATCCACCACCACCACCTTGTGCTGCTGGAGCACCGTTTGAATTTTCACCAGCACCACCAGAACCTACAATTAAAACTGCTTCACTAGCATTAGTTGGAGAAACTGTATCTGAAAAACCTGGCCCTTCAAATGGATAATTATTAGGTGTGCCTGGTGTATGATAATTTCCAGTTTCATTATATGTACCACCCTCTATGATTGTGACTTCACTATCAAATATACCAGTAAAACCACCACTTCCACCAGTAGAACCATAAGCACCACCACCATAACCACCAGTAGCACCTATATCTGAACTTGGATATTGGGGGGTACTGTATTGTGGGCCAGCTCCTCCTTCACCTACAACATAATCCCAAGTAGCACCAGCGATTGATGGACTTGCTATTGTACCTTGTACACTACCACCAGAACCTCCAGAACCAGCGGCATTGTTTCCAGCACCAGCACCAACCATAGTTGCTTCTATTGAAGTTGTTAATGTGGGAAATGTTATACTACCTTGAGTTCCAAATGCACCGAATGTAGCTTCTTGAGAAGTGTATGTAATTAATGGTGCGTGTTCTGGGTTTTCAAATGTAACTGCATCTACACCAAGATGCATTGCAACACCAGGCGTTGGTGATAAATTTTGATAAAAATCTGATGCTGATTCGTAAGATGCGTTTGAGTTTTCGCCAGTATCAATACCACCTTCACTATTAAATTCGTCTACGATACCATCAACAAGATTAAAAATAGTGAGTCCTTCATTGACTGCGAGTTTAAAACCTAACACACCAACATTAAATGCATTAGTACCTACTGCACTTAAATCAACAGTACCAAAACTTCCATCACCTTTTAAAAAATCTGATGAACTTCCAGGCAAACTAAATTTATTTAATGCGATTGCAGCTGATGGAGAAATATCACTATTGGTGATTGTTGCATTTGATATATCAGCAGTTGAAATTGAATTAGGTTGAATCTGTCCAGAACTAACTTTACCAGATTCTTCAATCATATTGCTGTTTACTTTAGTATCAGACATTTTACCTACTTGTTATTTTTTAACATTTTTTGTAGTTCTGTTGTAGAACCAACAAACAATGCATTAGTTACATTCTTCGGCCCTTTGTCTGGTAATTCTTTCAACTTTTGCATCTTCAAATGTAAATCACCAAGTTTCTCTGTGACCTCTGCAACATTTTTTATGAGTTGTCCAGCAACTTCATATGTTCTTGGATGTTCACTTTCTCTTGCAAGGTCTAATATACCCTCTATTGCATCTTGTCCTTTTTCAACTAATGAATAAAAATTTTGTCTTTGATATTCAAAATCATTACCTTCATTATTTGTTTTGACAACAGTTTTTGGTTTATCTTCAACCTTCATAATTTGTTCACCTATCAATGTTTCATCTAGAATATTATTTACTTTTGACATTATTCATTTACACCATAAACAATAAATTTTCCCTCATCTATTGTACCACTTGCTGGATAAAACCTTATCCAATTCATTGCAGATGCTAATGAACTTGTAAAGTAATTTATAATACCATAATGATTATTATTGTTATTATAATGAATCCAATTAACTATATATTTTTTGTAATCATTAGTATCTGACCTACCAAAATTCACACAATCAATCTCAAAATAATTTCCTATATTTGCTTTAAAATTCCAACCAGCAAATTCATAATAGTTTGTATCAGTAGCAGCACCCAGAGAGTGAGATGCAGAACCTAACTGTGAATAGTGAGAACCATAAGAACTAGTAAATGATACAGTTGAACCATTATCTGGTGAATCAGACATTCTTAAATCAACTGTGCCTGAAAGTGTAAGATTATGAACTACGATTTTAAATCTAGTATAACCAGTCATTACTGTATTATTAAATATTACTTCAGAAACACTGCCTGTAACATCTGTTTCTGCAATTTTAACATTAGTACCAGCAGAACCAAATTCAAATGCACTACCAGCATCATTAACTTTAAGAGCTTGTCCACTTGAACCCAATGTGTTTATGTTAAATAAGTTTACTTTATCAATAAAAGTTTCGTCAAAAAGTATTCTATCATCTGCATTTGTACTAGAACCATCTGTACCATTTAATGATAAAAAGTCGCCCTTGTTTGCACCAGCGCCATCTGTTCCATCTAATATAATTGAATCGTTTTGCAGACCTAATCGTGTATCTGCATCTATTTTTGTTTTTGATATACTAGAGTTTGCAATATCAACAGCCTGTATTGATGCATCTGCAATAGCTCTACTTGGTAATGTTCTTATTGCCACTTTATTCTCCTACTTTTATTTATTCATCACTACCAGTTTTTGGATTAAACTCTTTTGCATCTTGGAAAAAAGATGTTGTTTCATTAAATCCAAAGTTATCATCAAAATCAGCAGATACTGGTTCTGGTGTGACACTATATCTTTGTTCTCTCTTAGGTGATTTGTCTGGTAAATCTGTAAACTGGTCAACTTGAACTGATTTGATAACAGACTGTGAAGTAACAGGCCCATACAAATAAAATTTTGCAGTAAAAGATAATGTATAAATGATTGCTCGTCTTGTTGTGAAATCACCCTCGTAATTATCTTCGTAATCTATACCAGTCAATACAATAGGTACATCTCTTTTTTGTTTCATATCTAAATTATCATTGACTGTGATTGTATATTCTGGTTGAAAAAAAGGTAATATCTGTTCTATAATTTGTAGTGCATCATCACCACTTTTTGCCATAACAAATAATTGTAAATCAACATTATAAGGTACAGGCATATATTGTGTTTCTAATTTAGAAGAACCTTTTGCACTTGTTTTTCTAATCTTTGTAACACGATTTAATTTTCTAGTTGTATCGTAAGAAAGTGTTTGTATCTCAAATGCAATTCTAGGTAAAGTAATCGCAGTTGTTTTACTAATACTTGCATCTTCTCTAATTCTTGTAAGGAACTTTTGTTTAGGCCCATATGCTAATGGAACTTTCATAGATTGTGTAATATTACCAGAACTATTCTTTCTGATAATTTGAATATTATTAAAAATAGTACCAAATGATACTATGATTTTTCTAATCGTTTCGTGATAAAATTGTTGTCCTAACATTATGTTTCCTTCCCAGCGTCACCAAATGGATTTGATTCACTAAAGTCTAATATTGTATTATCTAAGTTTTCAAAATCTTCAATCTGAGATTTTTCATCAATAGTATCTACATTATATTCTTCATTAATTAGATAATGATTTTCTTCTTTCATTTCAGTTATTGTTGCAGTAAACCCATTGTTTCTACCAGTAATAACTTCATCTTTTGCAAATGTTCCAGTTATATATTCAAAGTGTAATGTGTTACTATTTATTAACTTAATATAAGCCTGTCCACCGTTTGCACCAGTGATAACTTCGTCTAATTCAAACGCACCAGTTTCATCTTTAACTGTAATGTAATAAGTATCAGCAGTTTCAAGTAGTATAGAACTCGCACCAAACTGTGTTTCAGAAATTAAATTATCACCAGCATCAGAATCACTACCATCTGTTCTATCTAATAATAATAAATCATTATCTTCTAATGAAATTTCTTCTGTGTATGTTCCAGTTTGTTCTAATGTGAATTGATATGAAAGTGCATCTAAACTACTATCAGTTTCTATTTGGTCAATCGCACTTACACCAGTATCAAGACCCTCACTACCATATTCAAATAATCTACATTTTAATTTATAGACTGGATTGTTATCTAATTGAAAGAAAGGTTCATCGTGGTCAACAAAACTGATTTCAAACATTTTATTAATAATAGGATGAAAAACTAAATCACCCTCTAAAGGTCTATCTGCATCAGTAGATTCATCTTCATTTACAAGATATGCACTTTCACTTGTGGTTGTTTCATCTTCTAATAATACTGCACCAAAAGTTTCAGTAGTACCAGACTCTAAAACAACTTGTTTTGTTATGTCTTGAAATCTTTCTTTACTTACGACAAAAGTAACTTCATCTTTGATATCTAAACCAAACTTTGATACTAATTCTTTCTCACCCTCAAGACCACCCTCTGCATTTTCTACATACATTTCTATAAGTTGTGATTCAGAAAAAGTTGAAGATGTATCTTCACCAAATAAAGTATCTTCATTTACAAATGTTCTATTTACATAATAGACATCGTGTCCGTGAATCTGGATAGCTTCTTTGATTAGATTTTTATATAAGTTTCTCTCGGCAGATATAGAAGTTTTATTACTGTCGTGAAAAAATTTGTTGACTGCCATAACTTATCCTACCATATAATTTATTGGTAACTCAAATCCTAGTTTCATTTCTTCTTCTAACTTAGTGATTTCATCTAACGCTTGTTGATAGATTGCTTCACCGTTCATAGTAACTCCACCTAACATTTGAACACCATTAAATTTTGATAGGTTAGAACCCCATTGTTTTTTAATTAATGCAGTTGCATATCTTTTTAAATACATATCATCAAATACATCTGTGTATACTGCTGGGTCTAATTTTCTATAACATTCAATTAAAAGAAAATCACCGTTATTGAAATCTTTTTCCATATCTGCGTGAATGTATAATCTGTTTTGATGTTCTTTAAAATCTATTGGATATTCACCAGTAAGAATGTGGTCTAGAAAATCTAGATGCCTCATTGTCATTTCATAGTGAATTATTGAAGTTGAACTGAAATCATATAAATCATTTAGTCTTAATTGATAACGAACATCAAATAAATTTTGAGTTAATTTATCTGTTACTGGGTATACTTTTACAACTGATAATACACTATCTGGAATAGGTAAATAATTTTCTTGTTGTAAGAAGTCTGCTGTAATTGAACTATCAACCTTATCAGTTGCTGTAACTGCACTTTCATTACTTCTCATTCTTGTAATTTCAGTGGTTGTCAGTTGATGTTTTAAATATACTCTTTCAATACCATCATAGTGGTATTTTGAAAAATATTGTAAAGCTTCATCTACTCTATCATCTAATTGGTCATCAGATATATTGATATCAATGACACCTTTACCTAATGCTCTTAAACAATATTCTTTAAATGTTGACTTTGAAGTAGGTACTGCCATAACTAATCCTTTTTATAACTATTTATAATAAAAAGAGATTATGTTCGTTTTTCAGCACCCTTCATAGTAAGAAAACCTTTCGCATCGTGTCCTTCTCTTTCGTCTTTAAATTTAAGACCTTTTTTTATGTGAAAAGATAAATTACCAGAAACACTTACTCTTAGACCTTTTTTACCTTTTAGTTCTGATAAATTAGGTTCTACTTCGTGTACTGCCCAAGATGGAAACATAATTAATCTGCCTGGAACTGGAGCCCAATATACTTCATTAAGTGTTTCTCTTTTTCTTAGTTTTTTTGGATTGTAAGGTAATTGAACTGCGATTGCTTGTGCTCTAGGGTCAGAAAACCATATTTGTCCACACTTTTCTGGAGATTGTAAATAGTAAACAAAACTAAAATGTGAGCCTGGGTGAGTATGATTACGATTATGAGCACCAAACTGAGAAACATTTGCCCACATATTATCAATGACTGGTTCTGTGTCTGGATTTAAATCCATTATTTCTTGTATTCTCAAACCTATTTTAAGTGCTTCTTTTCCTAAATCTTCATATTCCTCTCGCATATGCATATCTACTGCACTATGCCAACCTCTTGAGTTAGAACGAACAATACCCCTATTGTCGTCATCTCTCCATTTAAAAATATGTTTTAACCATTTTTTATTTCTTTCTTCATAATTTAAAATATCTTTAAAATGAAATAGTGTAGGAAACCATATCTCAGATGTTATCTTTCCCCTATTATTTAATGGTACTTCTTGTGCGAGTTTATTAAATGTCATACATAACTTGGGCCATGTAACCAACCCTCAATACAATTTCTTACACCCTTTGTAACTTTAGTAACACGCCAAGGAACAAAAGATGGGAATATAATTATTTGACCTTTTTGTCTAAATAATTTATTATCCGTAGTCATATTCATTAATTCAATATGTCCACCATCATAATCTTTGGTGTCAGATAATTGAATAATAAAAGTTAATTTTCTAAATGGTGCATTGTTTCCAATGTCTAAATGATAATTATAGAAGTTTTTGTTCTTATAACAAACTATTTGTGGATTGTCTGCTTGATAAAAACCAGCAAGTTGCATTTTAAAATTTTTATCATTAGCTTGTTGTGCAAGTTCTAACACTTTAGTATAGGGCCAACCTTTATCGTTCATAGGTAAAGATTGTTGTGTTGCTTTTCTCACACCTTTTAATGAACTATCAACCCATAATTCTTTAACTGTTTCTTTTACTATTGCATCACATTCTTTTTCTGCAAAAAACTGTGATGTTAATATAGAAACTATATTTTTATTACCTACCAGTTTGACAATATTTTTATCATCTGGTTCAACAATATTTTTTTCTTGGGGTTCTTCTTTTTTTTCTTCCTCTTTTTTAGGAAGTTCCAGAGTATCAATCTCTGAGTCTGTAAATGTATTCATAATTTTTCACCTTTTAATAATTATACACTATTTTTTTTCAATGTCAATAGGGTTTTTAATTTGGTCAACATCTGCACTAGTTGGTTTTATTAACCATTGTTTTGTTCTGTGTTTTTGTCCATTAAAAACTTTTCCCTCTTTTGCATTTTCTAACCATTTATGTAATCGTGTAGATTTTACTGGTTTATATTCTTCTACCCAACCACCATCTAATTTTCTAGATAGTTTACCACCAGTTTTAGGTTTAGGCATTTTATTCCAGTGAAAATGTTGTTTATTAGTATTATTACTCATATAATAATTTTTTTTATGATATGTTCCTTCTTTGATTGCAATCCAAGTTTTAATTTGTTCTTTTTGTCTTTCTTTTTTACGAATCATTCGTTCCCAACGAAACAATCTTTGTGTTTCATCTTCTACTGTATAGAAACGACCTTGTTCATCAACCATTGTACCATTATATCTTTTATCGTGATAACTTATGATTGGAGGAAATTCTTCTTTTGATGGGGTTTTGTATTTCTGTTTAAATATCTTCATAATAATATATATTCTATGCCCACTGGAGGGCTACACCGTGAATTTTATTTGTATTAACTTGGTTACTTCCAACAATTTTCCATCTAAGTTGTACTTGAGGACTTGCAGTACCAGTTAAAGGTGTACTACCAGTAAATATTTTTATACCAGAACTTCCTGCTTGAAACCCTTCGTCTGTTAGTGTGACTGCATTAAATGTTGTATTATCTCTTGTTACTGATGCGTTGATATCGGTATTTAAATCATCTCCTATTTCTGCAAACAATACAAGTCTTGCTTTACTTGGTGTTGAACTTGCAGTAAATGTATCAGATATTAAAGTCATACTAGAGTTAGCAATATCACCTTTACTTTCTGCAACAACAATAATACCAGAACCAGCAATACCACTTACACCAGTGCTTGCCGGAGCAGGGCCTTCCATATGACCACCACCAGAACCACCACCAGTATTTACAACTGCATCAGTTCCAAAGAAACCCTCTGTGCCTGTAACGAAAGGACTATATGGACTTGATGTTGGAGCCCAAGGTGCAGATGCTTGATTAGTTGTTACTTGTCCTACTCCACCACCATAAGGAACACTTTCACTAGGAGGTGCAGTATCAGCACCACCTCCACCACCGCCGCCAGCATAACCTACTGGTGTTGAACCATCTGCAATATTATAATTTAAACCTATACCACCAGAACCACCTCTTTGTCCTTGAGGTGATGTTACATCTCCACCTTCTGCTCCTGCTCCTCCACCGCCACCAGAGTTTGCAAGTTGACTCTGTGGGCCAGTATGAAAACCTAATCCACCAGCATTTCCAAAAGAACCTCGTGCATTTATTGGTGTGCCTGGTAAAGGGTCGTTTGACAAGCCAGGAACTGGATGATTTGTTGTTTGAGTTGATGCGTGTTCAGCAGCTGGAACTACTGGGGCATTATTTATAGAACCAGTTCCACCAGCACTACCACCTTGTATTTGTGTGTGTTCTAAACTTCCAACATAACCTTCGTGATAATATCCACCACCAGCACCACCACCCTCAGCAGTTAGAACTAACGCTGGAGCTGAACCAAAAACTGAATCTGTACCTTTTTCGCCTGGCGAATAAAGTTGTTGAACGGGAGTCTCTGGCATTGGGTCGTAAGCCCAAGTAAATCTTTGTGGTTGAAATGGTTCATAACCAGATGATGCAACTCCAAGAGGGCCACCTCCTCCAGCACTTCTACCACCAGCACCTACTGATACTGGAATACTTGTTCCACCAGTTACTGGATAATCTTCATAAAATATTAAACCACCAGCACCTCCACCACCACCAGCAGTATTATTATATCCACCAGCACCACCAGAACCACCTCCTCCAATAACTAAAATATCAACTGCTGATGTTGTAGGTTCTACTGAGTAAGTTCCAGAACCAGTATCAGTAATAGATGTTCTTTGTATTGATGGAGAGGGTAAAGGTTGATTTGGATTTGTATTTGCATAAAAATCTGAAGAAGAATTATATACTGCGTTTGAATTTTCTGAAGTATCTATACCACCTTCACTATTAAACTCATCAACAATACCATCTACTAAATTAAATATTGTCAAACCTTCATTGACTGCGTGTTTAAATCCTAATACACCAATATTGAAAGGTGTATTTGTGTCTGCTAAATCGGTATCAATTTCAGTTTTTGTAGATGTGATACTTGCACTAGGTGATATGTCTGCATCAGTGATAGTTCCATCTGTGATGTCAGTTGATTTTATCTGAGTTAAACCAGTTAAGGGATTTGGCATAATTTATTTCCACTGCAACGCAACACCGTGTATTTTATTTTCAGCAGTTTGATTACTTCCAACAATTTTCCAACGGACTTGTACTTGAGGTTGGCCAGGTGCAGCTCCAGTTAATGTAGTAGAACCAGAATATACTTTTGTACCACTACTACCACTTACATAACCAGTATCTGTTAATGTGATTGCATCGTAGTTAGTGTTATCTCTGGTTGCAGAAACTGACACATCTGTATTTAAATCATCACTTATTTCTGCAAATAAAACTATTCTTGCTTTAGTTGGTGTTGAGTTTGCAGTAAATGTATCTGATACTAATGTGCTACTTGTGGATGTAGTTAATGCTTCCATTTCCAATACGACTATTTGTCCACTACCACCATCACCGCCTGGAATATTATAATAAGAGGGGCCTGAGCCACCTGGCCCACCACCGTGTGAACCACCTCCACTACCAGTGTTTACAACACCAGCATATCCAGTATCAGCTGCTAAAGTATGTGTGCTCTGTGGATTGTGGTTTCCATCACCACCACCACCTTCACCACCTTCTGTTTCACCGCCTGGAGCATATCTACCACCAGAACCACCGCCACCAACTTTACCATCTGAATGACCATAACCAGCAGGAAACCAATTTAATTGTGGATTAGGAGGCCCTACTGCAATACCATCACCACCAGCACCAGCGTTTGCACCACTAGCAGCATTACCTTGTTCACCAGCACCACCGCCTCCTCCACCAGCATAACCTGGCCCAGAAGCATAACAGATACCACCGTCAAATCCTTGTTGTGTTAAATCTCCAGCAGGATGTCTATTTTCTCCAGTTTCACCTTCACCTACTGTACCTTCTTCGTAACCACCACCTCCACCAGAACCACCAGGCAATCCGTCTGTTACTTCTTGGCCAGGAAAATCTTGGTCAGACCCAGATTCGTTAATAGTATATGCATGGCCACCAGAACCACCACCCTCTGCCGTAATTGTTGGGCCAAAAGTTGAATCATCGCCTGGTCGTGAGTTTCTTCCTGCTGGATTATCTGGGGTTGCTATTGAAAGGGGAAAGATAGTTGGAGCATCGCCAGGAAAATATGGTTGTATTGCTGTTGGATAAGATGGGTGCCAAGGATGAAATCTACCTTCACCACCAGCACCAACATTTACTGCAACACTAGCACCACCAGTTACTGGAACATCAGCATCTAAAACAACACCACCAGCACCGCCGCCGGCACCTCCACCAACACCCATTCCACCGCCACCACCAGCGCCACCACCACCGATTGCAAAAACTTTAACGACAGTTGTAGTTGGTTCATTTGAAAATGTACCAGGCCCAGTTGATGTTAATCTTGTTAGAGTTGCTTGAGGTGTAGGAATAGGAGTAGGGCCGTCTAAATTTGAATAAAAATCGGAACTAGCATCATATTTTGAAGTTGCATTTTCTGATGTGTCTATACCACTTTCATTGTTGAATTCATCAACAATACCATCAATTAAATTGAAAACAGTAAGTCCTTCACTTACTGCCATCTTAAAACCTAAGACACCAATATTAAATGCGTTTGTACTAATTTGAGCTGCATCTAATCCAGCAACTTTAGATTCTGCAATACCAGCAGTTGGACTAATGTCTGCATTTTTTACTTCAGCGTCTTTTATGTTTGATGATTTGATAGTTGTTAATGGCATATTTATCTCTGGTATCTTGCAACTACAACATCACCGTCAGATAATGCAGATGCAAATGTTACGGTTGTACCACTTACAGAATAAGCAGATGTTGGAATTTGACAAACTCCATTGATAAAAATAAATACATCATTCACTAAAACTTCGTGTGATAATGTCATAGTGGTTGTTGAACTGCCACTTACAGTAAGTGTGTCTAAATTAAAACCAGTTCCTCTTCTTACTGATGTTTTAATTCCTAAATCTCTAACTTCTATTTCAGCAGATGCAGCTGGGGCAGATGTAAATGTAACAGTTGCACCAGAAGTAGAATAGTTTGTTGATGGTTTTTGAACAATACCGTCAATCGTTACTAATAACGCACTTGCAGCTGAAATTGTTGATGATGTGACAAATGCAGTTGTTGAATTATCACCAGTAAATGTATCTAGTGTAAATGTTTTTAAAGTATCGTCTAAAAGAGATGCAGTAATAGAACCAGCTGCGATTGCAGTTTTTTCTGTACCAGGCCCTAAACCTTTATGAATGATATAAACTTCATCACTTCCAGCTAATGCTTCAGAAAATTCTAAAATCTTTGGAACACCGTTTGCATCATCTTTGATAAAATATGCAACATCTGGTTCTTGTCTAATATTATTTACAAACACTTCTACATTTGATGCATTTAAGCCAGGAATCTCTCTTGAAAGAACAAGTGAATTTGCAATACTATTATTTGTACCAGTATCAGAACCTACAAAGTCTTCTTTTGCAAATGTGTTTGCTGGAATATTTAAAAATGAACTACCTATATATGCCATTTACAAACTCCATTAAGTTACATCTTCAAGAATTGATGCAACAACATCTAATGTAGCTGCACTTCCATATACTAATACTTTATCGTCACTATTTAAAACAACCTTTTGTCCAGACACAATTTTAAGAGTTGATTGTGGTGGAATAGGTGCATCTTTTACAATATGAAATGCTTTGTAGATTACTATCGTACCAGCTGCAGTTCCATTTGATGCACTTGAATTTTGTGCGTATGTAAATGTAGTTGCACCAGTTCTTGTAATCTTGTAAATTCCATTAACATAGTTTGTTGTAGAACCAGTTACATTAACATACATACCAGTTTGTAATCCGTGTGCAGTACCACAAGTTACTGTTGCAACATCACTTAATGATACCACACTTGAAATTGTACCTAGTGTTGCACTAGTGTCTTGAAGATATGCAGTTGCTGTTATTGCAGTATTACCAGTATTGGCTGCATCTAATTCAATAAGAATTGAATTTACTCCAGAACCATTGTTTGCAGTATAAACTGTTTGTGGGCCTGTTAAAGAATCGGTTGCAGTTGACTGATAATATTCTCCAGCAGAACTTACACTTACGAATGAATTTTTAAAATTATTTGCCATTTGTGTCTCTCTTTATTTATCCAAGTGCAACTGCGACTGCAATCGCAAACCCTTGTGTTGTTGCAGCTGTTGATTGTGAAGTCCCATCAGCAAATGTTAATGCACCAGAACTTAATGTTACACCAGCAAAAGTGCTACTACCAGAAAATGTATTATTACCACTAAAAGAAATATTTGCAGTTGCATCAAAGGCAACAGCATTTAGTGCTACTATCGCTTCTACTACATCTGTTGAAGATGCAATAGTACCAGTTGCAGCTAGTAAGTTTGCGATATCACCAACATCACTCGCAGTTGAGTTAAATGTCGTTCTAAAAGTTTCAAACGAATTTGATGCTAATACGCTTCTATCTGCCATTGCTCTTCTCTAACATTTGTTTCATCATACTTTTCATTTCGTGCATTTCTGACTTAATAGTATTTATCTCACGAACTGCGTTTCTTAATTCATCTCTTTGTCTTTGTGCTTCCATTCTTCTTTTTCTAATTTTATTAAATGCACTTTCATCTGTATTTAATATTGCACCAGAGTAAGTATCTCTTACTAAATGGTCTTTATCCTTTACTTTTAATTCTGATATTTCTGACATATTCTATCCAGTTGCAACAACCCTTAATCTTTTTATAATTGGTGGATTAGTTGAATCTGTTCCTCTCATTCTTATTTTGATTTGGAACGCATTAAAGTCTGCAAGGTCTTTCGCAGAATATTCGTGTTCTATAAAGTCATCTCTTGTAGTAGATGAGTTAGTAGTAATATCTGGTTGTCCATTTGTATTAAAGAAAGTATAACCAACATCATTAAAGTCTGATGAATCATCAGTTCTTAATGTTTTAAACATTACATCAATAGTTGATGTTGCTGGTCTGACTGCATCAAATTTTACATTAATCTGATTGGCTGCACTCTTCATTTGAACTTGTCGTGTTAGATATATTGCTTCTAAACTATCACCCTCTGGTTCAGTTGCTGGAACATATAATGTAGTTGGATAAACATCTGATGAACTTTGAACATTGTTAAGTCTATGAGTTATAGTTGCAATAGATGCTCTATCTAAATCAATAACTGGTGTTAAGTTATCAAACTCTGAAGACATAGTTAAAGTTAAGAAGAATGATTTAGATGAATTCAATTCGTTTGTTTCATTAATTGTTGATGTAATCATTCTTGGTACATCAAAATAATAGTTTCTACCTAATACTATTGGTCTAGATGCACTAGTAGATTGTAAATTAAATGATGTTTGTGTACCGTCAACAGATGTTGCAGTTGTTGTTCTAATGTTTGCAGTAATTTTTGTATTTGGATATTCAACATTACTTACAAGTGGTTTCATAACATCCATCATTGCATTTTCAGTTACAACAGTTGTTGAATCACCAAATTTAATACCAGAGGTTGCATTTGAAGCTGTTGTTGCAGTTGCAGTCTGGGTTGCAAGTGTATTTGCAGTTGTAATTGTATACGAATCAATTCCTACATTTCCGACTGATGTATGAGTTCTATTAATTTGGTCTAATGGTATTCCATCTACTTCATATAATTCTATACCAGCACCAGAACTATGTGCAATCGCACCAGTAGGTCTTGTTATACTGGTTACAGAAGAACCAGAAATAGTACCACTAAAGATTTCATCTTCTCTAATATCACCAGTAGTTGAATCTCTTGGAACTGTAATTTTTAATCTTACTGAACCACTGCCTGGGAAACCAGTATTACTAGTTAATGTTAGTGAAGTATCAGAGGCACCAAAAGCACCGTTAAGAGTAGTTGAAACTCCAGACGATACACCACTAATTGCAACATTATTTGTTGTTGCATACATATGGTGGTTTCTATGTGTAACTTTTACTACACCAGAACTTGCAAGTGATTCTAATGAATTTTGTTTTAATGTTCTAGTTTCTACTGAATCATTTGTTAATACTAGATTTGATGTTTTACTTGTATCAAATTTTGCACGATAAAGTGAGAACTTAATATCTTCATCTTGATATGCGTTCCAAGTTCTATTGTTTTGAGATTTAAATAACACACCAAGATATGGTTGGTCATTAACAATCGTTCCAGTATCAATATCTGCATCACCTAATTTAGAAATCCAAAGTTTATAATCTCTTGAATCTGTTTTCACAACCAATGCATATTCACTATGGTCTGCAACATAAATTGGTGATTCAAATTCAAATGTTGTAGCAGTAGTTGCGTTATCTGATAATAATATTTCAGAAGACTCTAGTGTTTTAGATGCAAGTGGTAATAATTTCTCAGTTGGATAACCATCTCTCATCTCTCTGATTTGAACAGTTACTGGAACTCTTTCATCTTTTTCTTGGAAATATAAATCTACTTTTGTAATAAACTCACCACCAACACTATCAACAATAAATGATTGTGCAAGCGGATCCCAAGGCTGTATTAAAGTTCTACCTCTATGTTGGAAACTTCTTGATTCAAAAACTTCCTCTTGGAATAATTGTCCGTTTCTTGTTCTTGTAACAGTTTCTTCAATAGTGTTTAAGAAACCTCTTGCAGTATAGATACCCTCTGCATATGTTTCTACACCTTCTAAATTGACATCATCTGCTTCATTAATTCTAGAAGATGTTAATCTGAATTGTCTTTCACCAGTTTTAAATGCTGGGTTGCCTGGAGCGTTAGGGTCTGGAATACTAAAGACACCACTTATTGAACCAGTAGGGCCTGTTATGAAATTATTACCATCTTCACCTGGCGGTAATAGTTTTTGTACAGTTCCACTTTCTGGAGTCTGTGTTCTTGTTCCAGTAAATAAATTATATGTAATCTGAAGAACAGAATCTCTAGGAGTGCCTGGAGTTTCTGCACCAACTGGTGGTACTATTCCGTCAATAGTTGCACTTGGATTTGTTAAATTCTGGAATTGTACAACAGAACAGAATTGTGTTAAATCAATATTAGTTGTTGCATCTGCATTGAAAAATTCTACACCATATAATCTATGTCCAGCACAAGTATGAATAGGGTCTTCTGCTCTTTCAATCTGAATTCTCCAAAACTTTTCACCTTGAATGTTAGGGCCAACTACACCCTCAGCTGCAGTTGTAAAGTCATAAGTATAAAATGCATTACTATTTCTTGAGATGTTTATTGTTGTATGTAATGAGAACTGTCCTACTGTATTAAATCCATATTCAGAATCAGAACTCATAATTTTTGCAACATAATCGTGTGCAGTATCGTTATTATCGTAACCAAATCTAATTTTACCTATGGCAGTCCAGTTTGGAGTTTCTGGTAAAGTGATTGTTGTTAATGTTCCACCAGGCTTACCACCATCTGGAACACAGAAATCACCAATATATTGTCTATCAAAGAAAGGATAAACTCTTGTTTTAGGTTTCATTTTAGATGCTCTAAATGTAACATTTCTAGAACGAATAAATGGAACTACATCTTGTCTAATTAATTCATTACCGATAGGTTTATGGTCATTAACTTCAGTTACAAAAGTTCTTGTACCATTTCTAACTTGGTCTGTTAAAACTAATTCCCAAAGACCACCTCGTCCCCAACCATTACTAGTTTGTCCGATAACACCAGATGAAATAGTTTCCCAAGCATTCCATATAGTACCTAATGCATCTTCACCACCAGCGGCTTGTAATATCTGGTCAAAGTTACCCTCTAAGTTAATTACAATTTGTGGAAGTTTATTTACTTCAAACCATTCATCACCAGATGGGTCTAATTCTAATACACCAACCCAAGCAAAGAAGTATGCAGCTTGAGCACTTTCTACTCTAGTTGCAAACTTATTTCCAACAGTTTCAACAGAAGTAAATGGTAGCATACATTGGTCACCAATTTTAGAATAACCATCATTTGCTCTTGCAGTAGAATCTTCGTTTTGTTCTATAAGTGCAACATTCTTCATAGAGTATTTTGGTCTTAGTGTTCTGTTTTCATAATCTATTGCACAACTATAATCTTGGTGAGATACATCACCAGTTTTATGTCCAGTAAAATTATCAACAACAAAACCAGATTTAAATCTATCAAATCCGTTTGCATCTAATACTTGGAAGTTTTCTGTTTCTGCTTCTAATAAGTTAAGAGTTGTATAATCTTCTAGTCGTTCTATTCTATTTTCTAAACGACCAATATCTCTCATTGTAAATCTGTTATTTTTTTGTATTCTTAAAAATATATCTTGTTCTGGTTCTTTGACATAAGGTTGCATTAATACATCAACTATTTTCATAGCTTCATTTTCAGATAATGGTTTAGGTGGTTCTGTTATTTCTGTTTCAACATCTAAACCTTCTTTAACTACAAACTGTTTATCTTTAGTTAAGAAAACACTATCTGTTCTACCTACATAAAAATCTAAATCATATTGAAAGTTAGAATTGTCTTGTGGAATATTTGAAACTATTGAACCAGCTGCAGAGAAGTTTCTTTGTGCAAAGTTAAATGTATAATCATTTACTCTTTCAGTAGATAAACTTTGTGATGATGTTGTTACAGTAGATATTGTATCATCATTTGCAACAGTAGGTCTAAAATCTATTGAGTCGTGTAATAAGAATCTACCTCTAGGTTGTCTTTGTTCTGTGTCTACTCTTGTTGCAAGGTATGTAGGAATTTCTTTATAATCTATGTTTGAATATGAATCTACATTGAAGAAATCACCAGTACCGTGAGTAAAGTGGTCGCATACAATTAATAATTTACCAATAGGAACATCAACATTTGTTTTTCTGATTATTCTAGAAATATCATAATATGAATCTCTCATACCATCATCTAATACATAATTACTAGTTACTACTGTATCACCAGCAGTAACAACAGTAGTTGTACCAGTTGCACCACTTGTTAAACCAGTAAATGTTTCACCGTCTGAAAAGTTTTTATTAGATAATAAAACATAAAAGAAAGTAGTTGGGCCTGTGTTAATAAGAGAACCTATTGCACCACTAGTTGTACCTTTTATTCTTTCACCTTTAGTAAATGTTCCACTTGAAACTGTTCCAGTAAATTGTGGAACTAATGGGTCGGTAGATGCGTTTGCAGATTCGTATATTGCTCTTATTTTATATACATCAGTTCTACCTAAAGAAATCTCTTTGTGATGTGCAGATGTACCATATTGTACACCACCACCTACACCATTGTTATCTACAATAACTAAATGAGCAGGATTGTTTGTTTTGTTTTTTTGTTGTGCAGTAGTTTTTGAAATTGTTGCAGTCACTTTAACTACACAATCTGAAGATGTTCCGAAAACAGTTGTATCAGTAATTGTTGCAGTTTTAGAATCACCAGCCAATACAGCAGAAGTCATATCATCAATATCAATAATATCTCCATCATTACACCCACCAGAACCATCATCTAAAATAGTAATTGCATAATTTGTATTAGATAGTGCATTAAATGTTTCGTTAGTTCCAGCAGTTATTACTATCTGTCCAGATGCATTTGATGTAACAATAAATTGTTTCTTAAATGTATAAGAAGTTTGTGATACACCATTGTTGTCCGTAGTCAACATTGTTTTTGCATATTTCTTAACTGTTTTTCTTAAAAGAATATTTTTGTTTACATCATTAATTTTTGTTCTTGTTCTAATTGCACCAACACTTGTTACATTACTAGAGATTAAAACTATATCTGAATTACCAGTACCAGCAGTATCTGGAGTTGTAATACCAGAGTTTACTGGATATGTAGCTGTATTATTTGATGCATATGTAATAGTTGCTTTACCATTATATCCGTTAATTGCGTGGTCTTTAAATACAACAGTTCTACTTCCAGAACCACTTAATACTGAACCAGTAGTTGCAGTGAACGCTCCAGTTGCAGTAAATGTTGCAGTACCACTAGAACGAGTAGTATTAGATGTGTTTACAACTGCACCACCTTGAATACAGAAATAAGTTGCAGAAGTATTATTTGTTACACTTTCAATAACAATTTTTTCTGTTGCACTAGCAGCACCAGTTGGAACTTCTAAAACATCACCAGCTTTTAATTCAGTATTAAATAAAGTGTTTTGTCCAACTAAAGTATTTGTGTTTCTTGTAAGTGATACTGTACCAGTAAGACTGAATCTACTTTGCATAGTACAATCAGCACTAAAGTTTGCTTGATTTGAATCATCATCATTCATAAAGACTTGTCTTACTTGACTAATGTCAAATGACTCTATTGCACTAATTGTTAAATCTGTTGTTGTACCATTTTCGTGTACTAATTCATCTGATTGAGTTGATGCACTTGATTTTACTTTTTCACCACTTGAGAATATACCATTTACATTTGTAAGATAAACTGCATCTGAACTAACAGAGTGAACAAATCCAGTTGCACCAGAATTTGCACCAGTTATTTTTGCCCCAGCAGCAAATTCAGATGAAGTTACTACTCCACTAAAATCAATCTCTGTAAACATTTTAATATCAAATAATCCAAGATTAAATGTTGAATCATTATCTGCACTATTTGATAAAAAGTCAGTTACTGTGGAATTATTTGCAGCTGTATCAAAACTTCTTACTCTTGCAACACCAATTTTTCCACCGTCTTCTGTTAAAATACTATCTGTTTCTATTCCTCTTCCTGGCCCGCCAGTTGTTCCAGTTACTTTAGATGCTGTAAAATTATCGTGAAGTGAAACTTCCATAAATGGTTCATCAATAGAACCAGGCGTTTCTGGAGATATGTCTGGAGAACCAAATGTATTTTCTACTACGATTGTATTACCAACTTCAACTGGTGTGATTGCGTTATCAACATTATCAGTTGTTCTTGGTTTTCTAATATCTATAAATGTTGGGTGACTTTTTTCTATTTCATAACCAGCAACATATGCCTTACCAGGCGTTAGATGTAAAGTAAGTAAATCTTCAGATGCTGTATTTCCACTATCAGTAGTAGCACCAGATTCAAATATTCCATTATTAATACCATCAGCTAAAGTTTCTCTTGCATCTGGTTTAAAATCTCTAACAATATAGTGTCCAGATTCGTCATAAGTTCTTCTTGCAAGTGTTTCACCTAATACTGCATATTCAGTATTTCTTGATGCAGATAAAACATTACCAAGATTTACTCTCATTATTTCTACAAAATTTGTATCATTAGTATCTGTTAAAGATAATTTAGAAAGTGTTAATGAGATTTTTAATCTATGAGCACCAGCTGCGTTTTCGTTTGATGTACCAGTTGCATTATCATATAATGTACTATCTTCTTCTGGAGTTACTAAATCTTCTGTAACTGTAAAACCTATTCTATATGATGGTGTGTTTCCATACTTATCTAAAACTAATGTTTGTTCTGTAACATTTACAAAAATACCTCTAACAAAATATGTTCCAGCCGCAACTGTTACTGCTGAACCTATTGCAGTTGCATCTGTTGATTGACAAGTTAATGATTCTTGTCCAGCAATAAATGAACCGACTGCACCGTTAGCTGTTAAGTTTTCACCATTAGAAAATACAAAAGTTTCACCAGTTAAATCTGGATTTAAATATTTTACAAATAAAGTGATTGGGTCATCACCACTTGCAGCTGCAGTTCCTACAACTTTTGCAGATACTCCAGATGTTGCACCAGTAATAACTTTATCTACATAAGATGAAATATTAGATGTAATGTCTGTGGTATTAAATGTTCCTTGAACTTTAACAGCATAATACTGTTTGTCCATTCCAACTTCACCACCAGATATAATTGCACCTTCTTTAAAGATGTTTCTACCCATTTCTTCAACTTGATTTTGAAGTATAGATTGTTGTGTGGTTAGTTCTCTAGCCTGTACTGCAAAGCCAGGTCTATATAATACTTTATGAAAATTTTTACTTGTATCAAAATCATCATAATATGGTGATACATTTAGATTTGTTTTTTGTGCCATTCTTAAAACTCAACTATGATTTTAACATCCTCTGTTTGGTCAGATGCTCGTGAAATAGGTCTTCTGTTTTCTATATAAATTATGTCCCCACTATCTGGGTGCATTTCTGGATTTGCATATCCACTTGAAAATGCGATACTATCAACAGTTTCAGAACCAGTTGATGATGGAGTGCCAGATGCACTAGAGTCTGCACCAGATACTGCATTTGCACCAGAAAATAAAACTGTGTTACTTGCAGTATTAACACCATAATTTGTAAATCTTTCTTGTTGATAATATAAAATCTTATTTGTTGCATCCCATTCAACGACTCTACCGATTGCACCAGTAGTTGCTTGAGTTATTTTTTCATCTGCATCAAAATCTCCACTTGGTGAAGGAATATAAATTGCATATGTTTGTCTGGCAGTAGATGCTGTAAATAATGACGAACTGTTAAATTGAGTAGGATTTTTCATAATACCTACTTGTCTAAAGTCGTTTGCAACAGTAATATCATTACCTTCTTCTTGTTCAAACTTTGTATTTAAAATTATATAGTGTCCACCTAATTCTTCAACTGCATCGTGTCCGTGACCAACTTGAGGTGATATAATTGGAGTTATAGTTCCAGCACTAGCTGAATTCCAAGTTGATAAAGTACCTCCACTTATTAAAGATGTTGCACCAGCATTTGTATAAACATTAGTTCCTGCCAAATCTACTGTTGCAAAAGTATAATTTGCACCACTAGCTTGTACTGATGATACACCAGTTTCACCAAATCTTGTTATTACATTTGAACTCACAACAACCTTTAAGATTCCACCAGTTCCGTCTCCAGCAACTTTAACATAATAAGTTCCATCTGGATATCCACTACCTTGACTTGTTACCAAGAAAGTATCAATAGGAGCACCATTAAAAGGTGCAGAGTCTGTACTTGTTGTTACTGCACCAGATGATACAGTTGAGTCTGTTGCGACTGCCATAAAGTCAGTTGTTAAAAATTTGTCTACTTGAGTGGTTGTCAATGTGTACATATATTGTAAATAATAACCACCAACAAATTGTTTTACTGGGGAAGTAAAAGTAGGTTCTGTTGAAAGTGCGATTTTTACTCCAGAAGAATTTAAGTTATATAAAACTTTGTAAACTCTGTAATCTGAAGTTATGAAAAAATATGTAGAATCAACAAGATTACTTGCACCAGTTTGATTTGAAGGATTAGCTGCACTAATGTTATGTTCGTACATATCGTAAGTAGTACCAGATGTATATGTTCTTCTAGGAACACCTCTTGATACATCAGAAGATGCAATCGCATTTGCACCTAACATTGAGTCCCATCTATAATTCTCTGATGTAATATCGTCTACTGGACTTGGTGGAGAAGTATCACTTCCACCAGAAGTTCCACTAGTAAAAGGAGTTGATTTTCCTACAAACATATAATAGTTTTCGTTTGTTTCAGAAAATGATTCCTCAAACTGAGCAGCATTTGTTTGTCTAAATTTTTCTGTAATAATTGCAGCCATTGTATTTCCTTCTACTATTTAGTCCATCTTATGACGGTTCTGTTGGCCAAGTGACTTTATTTACTTTGTCCTCAGTATCTAATCCATTTGTTAAATCTCTTAACTCTTGTCTATAAGTTTTCCAATCAGAACTCATTGTCACATCAGAGTTTGCTCTCCAATCTGATTCACTTAATTTATTATTTCTTTCATTTCTTAAACCAGCAATCGCTCTATCGTAAGCACCTTTTGCCCACTCTACATCTCTTGCTTCAAGTTCTTTTATTTCTGAATCGGTCAAAGGTATTTTTTCACCATTAACCATTTTATGTGTGTATGCCATTTTTATCTCCTATAATTATTGACATTAACCATTAACTAATTCCATATAGTTTAATAAATCCATTAGCAAAGTTACCAGTGCTTGGATAAAATCTTAAACCATCTTGTGCTTGTGCAGTCGTTGAACTTGCAGCTATCGTATTTGCTACTAAGTTTGTACTACCAGACCAAAGACTTTGTGACCCTATAATAGTTGTATAATCATTTGCATCGTTAGGATTAACAATATAAAAATATCCATTTACTGGAGTGGTTGTAGCACTTTCTTGTGAAGACCAAGTTGCAGTATTATTCATAAATCCTTGTGAATCATCTCCATAACTGCTTATACCACTTCCGTGAGCAGAAGCACCAGTTGAATGATATCCAGAACTTAGTATACTTGCACCACTCATAAAATACACTCTTATAATCAAATCTGTACTTCTTTGTATATTATAAACACATTTATAAGAATCATATCCAGTCATTAATCCTTGAAACTGTACATCAGAAGATGATGATAATGTTGTTTTATTTAACAATGTTAAACCACCAGCAGTACCAAATTCAAATGCATTTCCAGCTTCATTAACTTTAAGTGCATCTCCAGCAGAACCTAAAGTATTAATATTAAACAATCCTACTTTATCTACAAAAGTTTCGTCAAATAATATTCTGTGATTTGCATTTGTACTAGAAACATCTGTTCCATCTAAAACTAAAAAATCACCAGCATCAGCAGTACCATTAGTAGAATTTAAAATTATAGAGTCTGATGAAATATTATTTACTGCAGCTGATTGTAACTCATCACGAGTGACTGCATTAGAAGAAATTTCTGTTGAACCAACTGCATCATTTGGAATTTTTGCAGAGGTAACATTATCGTTTAAAATCTTTGCAGTAGTGACAGCATCATCAGCAATTTGAGAAGTCCCAATCGTTCCAGATTGTATTGCACCTACTGGTATTTTACTTATTGGCATTTATGAAACCTTCTTTCCAAAGTAACCAGTTGTTTCATTAATTTTCCTAGTTTCACCTTCTTTGTTTGCATCAAAAGGTGTTTTTGGTAATTCTATATAAGTAGAACCATCTGGTCTTTTTAACTTTGCACCACCAGTTGGTGATTGTTTTGTGATTCTAGTTACCATTCTTATTCCTTTTATTTATTTATTATTTCTTAGGATATTTATTTTTCTTATACCACTAAATATCTAACACCAACTTGTACTGTATTGCCTGGTGCAGAAGAAAAAGTTAAGGTTGTACCAGACACACTATAATCAGTTGTTGGTTTTTTAATAACTCCATTTTCTGTAACTATAATACTATTTACTGTATGTCCAGTAGTAATTGTAAATGCAGTTGTTGAACCATCACCAGTAAAATAAGATGATGTATAAGTGAAAGCTGCTTTTGCATTTGTTACTGCGTTGTCTTGAATTTTTGCAGTACCTACTGAATTATCATCTGGAGAACCTAAATTAACTTCGTTTGTTGTTGATAAATGAACTACCACTATGACAGCAGATGTTTCTGGTGCAGAAGTAAAAGTTATAGTTGTACCAGCGATTGAAAAGTTTGTTGTATATTTTTGAAACACACCATTCACAAATGCAATTACAGTTGATGATGGGTTTTGAGGAACTCTTGATAAAGTAAATGCAGTTGTTCCACTTCCTCCAGTAAATGTATCTATTGTTGGAGTTGTATCTGTGGCTGCTCTTGCTTGAACTATTTGTTGTCTACCAAGATAAACTACAAAACATCTTACAGAGTTTGCTGGAGCAGAAGCAAAATTAATTTTTTGTACACCACTAACCATTGCGATATCATATGCACTTCCAGGCTCTTGAATAACACCACCTAAAGAAACTATAATAGAAGTTGCAGAGGCAACATTATGTGTCAAAGTAAATTGTGTAGTTGAACCATCACCAGTGAAGATGTCTTTTTCAAATGCACCAAATGTAGGTTCTTTTCCAATATATGCCATTTTTTATCCTTTAGGGTGTTTATCTTTTATAGCTTTAATTTTTGTTTTCCAACCATCAATTCCATTATGATATAAATCATCTAGTTGGTCTTCTATACTTGGATAGTCATCTTTTCTATCCCTTTGGTATTGTAATTTATCATATGCAGTTTTAAGTTCTGCCATTTTTGTTTTAACTTTATCTTCATCAACAGAAACTAATTTTCCATCTTTATCAAACGCACCAGCAGTATCGTCAACAGTAACGACATCTGAATATAATTCTCTGATTGCTTCGTGTCTAGTATAACTCATCCACCTATCTCCATACAAATTAAACTTGTTGAACCTCTAAATAAATCATCAGAACTTCTTCTATTAATATAATAAGTATATGAACCACTACTTCCTCTAAAATATAATTTATAAGTTATTTGTGATGTAGTGCTTGGTGAGTCTAAAAAACTATAACCTAGAGAATCATACATACCAGTAGAGGCATAAGTAGCTGAACCATAATTATATGAACCACCACCAGTTCCTAGACCAATAGCATTATATCCACCACCAGCAATATCTCTGTAAATTGTAAAAAACATATGGGCATTTTCATTATTACCCATTGTACCTACATCAAACATTGTTAACACTTTACTAGATGTTGATGATGGAGTTAAAGTTAAGGATAATCCAGTTATTGCTACATCAGATGTAGATGTTGTAGATGCAGTATCAGATTTAAAAGATGATTGCACTTGTAATATTTTTCCAGCACCACTTGCAGCTGTTAGTGTATTGTTTACATTTAAATTATCTACTGTTAATGTTCCCATTATTTGGTTACTCCATATAAAGTGAATGTTCCAGATATATTGCCTGTACTCATATATAATTGTACTGCTGTCCCATCAACAATTTCAGAACTCTCAACAAATGTTGCTGTACCAAATCCAGTAGATTGTACATTGCCTGATATTGGATAACCTAAAATCCAATTTGTTTGTGGTGGGTGATTTGAATCACCCATTCTAAATAAATCCATTGTTCCACTTAAAAATTCAAAAGTATCACCAGGCATATAATAACCACTTGAAGCATTAGCCGCAAGCCAAAATTGAGCTGCACTTGAAGCCCCTTGTTGTTGTAAACCTGCCACAGATGAAAATCCATTAACAAATACAGTATTATAGTTTGATGATGTGTTATATGTTGGTGTTGAACCAATACCAAATCTTCCATAAAATAAAGCAGCATTATCAGAAACAGCTGTTACATTATCCATAACAATTCTATAACTTGAATAAAGAGCAGAACCAGAAGTTGTGTCTAAATCAGTAAAAGCTACTGTGGCCGCATTAGAAACTGTTTGTGTATTAATTTTTATAAGACCAACACCAGCACTTCTTAACGCTTCTTGAGAAAGTAGAGTTGTTGATGCAGTTCCATCTGTGATAAGTGCAGTACCATCTCTTTTTTGTATACTATCTACTTTTAAAATACCCATTTATTTTCCTTAGCTTGGTTCTGTTGGCCAAGTAACTTTTTTTACTTTGTCAACAGTATCTAATCCTTTTGTTAAATCTCTCAGTTCTTCTCTATACACTTGCCATTTACCTTTAGTTGTACTATCCATTCTAGAGTCACTTATGTCTGGCATTTGTGTCCAATCACTTTCTTTTAAAAGTCTATTTCTTATTGGTCGTATTTCATCTAATGCTTCACGAAGTTCACCCTC